AGAATAACACGATTCAAAGTAGCAATATTACCACTAGCTGTTGAACCTGCTGTTGCGTTCTCTTTCAAGTACTTACGTGTGTTTTCGAGGATAACACTCATCGAATTGCGCTTGGAGCCAGACAGGCCTTCTAACAACGCATCCTTGGTATCGCCCCAACGGCTTTCTAATAAATCTTGTGACATTTAAGTCTCCTTTTTCTAATTTCTTTTTTACAGCCCTGCCAAACGCTTAAGATCGATAACATTGCTTTCGCTGTTGTCATCTTGCTCTTGGACACGGGCAGATTTATCGCCAGTTACCTCGGACAATGATTCTGTAATTACTTGTTTATTAGCTTTTACGGAACGATTTTCCAAAACAGCTGGAAGATACTTTTCGAATGCGTTTTTCAAACGTGGTGTCTGAACGCTTTCGAGTAAATTACGCATAATTTCTGCCTTTTCCTCGTTTAAAGGACTTAACAGTTCGTCCAATGTAGCTTGACGCTGATTGGATTCTTTGAGAATACGTACTTCACGTTCTTTGGATTCAACCAAGACAGTTGCTTTCTTGGCGAATTTGATGGCTTCAGCAATCTTTTGATCTTTCTGAGCAATTACATTGTGCAACTTACGGACTTCTGCTTTTTCATTTAAATGAGTAGCACCGAATTCTGCGCTGTATGCTTCAAAAATACGACGGCCAAAATTGTTCTCGCGAGCAACTTGGATGTCTTCTTTAAGACTACTTAATTCAGCCTTGAGATGTTTAGCAACAACTTGTGTCATCTTAGAAGCAGATTCTTTTACGAAACGGCTCTTCAAGGATTCTAACTGATGACGAGCATTAGAAACTAAGCGAACTTTGGTTTCTACTACATCGCGCTTGTCAGCGGCAAATTCTTGGATTTCACGTGCCAACGCATGAACGATGAAACCTTCCAATTTCTGGAGGCCTTCGTTATGTGTTTTGCGGTCTTTACGCAACTCGCCAATTTCTTCAGCCAATTTAGATACCATAAAGTTGTTAAACTTATTGGCAGATTCTTTCATTGTCTTTTGAAACCGAACGCGATCTTCAGCAAGTGCCTGCTTTTCAGCACGTACTTGCTCAACTTCTGCGATGAGACTTTCTGTTACCATACGATCAAGGGCTTCGACCATCACTTGTTTGTCATGCTCATAACGTTGTGCAAACTCTTCGCGGAGTTCTGCACGTGCTTGTTCCTTGGCTTCAATTAACTTGGCTTCCCAAGCTTCATTGATTTCTTGCTTTGCTTCCTCGGTAACCAGCTCGCTATCTAATAACGGATTTAGTGCGTCTAGCATTTTATTTCCCTTCAATCTTGAGACCACGTATCAAACGTAATACTTCGTTTGTGACGTATCTCTGTGCTTTGTTACTCTTAGCTGGGTCCTTAAACATATTCAATAAGCGTTGTCCGCCGGCATGGTTTAACAGGCCTTCGTAAATTGCGGTTGGATATGCGTTTGGAGCACTGGGCTGAGCAACTACATCAACAGTGACTATTTCAAAGTCACTGACGTGTCCATTAGCGTCGTTTACATTACCTGATCCACGACTACTAACACCTAGTTTAACACCACTGTCCAACATAGTTTTCACTAGTTGACCCATTGGTGTAGGTAGTATCTTGAGTTTACCGTAGCCGCATGGACCATCCATCCACATATTTTCAATCATATGACTTACGCGATCTAAATTGATCTTTAAATCATCTGGGTGATCTACTTCACCCAAAACAGAATGACCTGTTTTAATTTGTTCGTTGATGGTATCTACAGCTTTTGCGATTTCATTCACAGGATATACACGCTCATTTGCATTGCGGACTCCGCCTTCAATACAAATGCCCTTCATGTAAAGGGTCTTACCAGAACCATCCGCGGCTTCCTCAGACAAGAGTTCTACTCTCGCCTGAGTGAAGCTTAGATGTTCCTTAAGATAAGTGTTGCGAGCCATATCTATGGATTAACCTCTTGGTAAAGGTGAACGATTATTAGAACCGTTATCACCGTGCTTTGGCTTTGGTGCGGCTTCTAATTTACTGCCGTCCTTTGCTGGGACGTTTTTAAACTTACCTGCGCCTGGCAAATCTCCGCGGCCTTTGTCAGCATAGCTGGTTGGGGCTTTGTAAGCGGCTGTGCCATCTGGGTTAGCCTCAGTTGCTGTATTGCGAACTGGGCGACCTTCCATACCTGCTTGACCTGAGTTAGCTGCGTATGTAGACTTTTTATTAACAAAACTTGGCTCAGATGTTTCTGGCTTTGGTGCTGCTGCCAGGGTGATATTTTCTGTCATTGGAACATCTGTATCATGGAAATCAGCTGTGTCGTCTTGGGCAAAAGCATCGCCGCCAACTTCATCAGAGTTTGGTTCCATCATGTCGTGTCCTTCATGGCCTTCGTCGCCCATAAGAGCTTCAAATTCAGCCATCAATTCATCAAGTTTGTCTTCAAGATCAACTACACGATCTTCAATATCACCTTCTTCGTCATGGTCTTTTTCCATGTCTTTGGTGAAATCTTCGCCGTCTTCTTCAGCTTCGTCATCAAACTCAGCATCAGCATCGTCTTTTTCTTTTGTGTCCACGTCTTTGATTAAATCATCACTAGCGTCGCCACCAAAATCTTCTTCAATGGACTCTTCTTCTTCTTCCATTGACTCTTCCATTGACTCTTCCTCTTCTTCAGCAGACTCTTCAATAGACTCTTCTTCCTCTTCCTTGGACTCTTCCATGGACTCTTCTTCCTCTTCTTCGTTCATGAGATTCTCGTAAATTTCACGGGATTTCTCAACAACGATGTCATGGAATAATTCTTTGGCTTTCGCCTCTTCATCATTGATCACGTATTCGATCAATTGTTCAAATTTAGATGTCATTTATTTCTCCTTAAAAATGGCTCGTGCTGTATTTACACCTATATTATAATATAGGTGCTTTTAACATATAAAATTGGTAGTTTTTGTAAGAATTCTGTAGCAATTAAGCTAAAGGTTGTGGCGGTGGAGCATATTGTAGCTTCACATACTTGAGTTTATCTTTAAATTCTTGCGCTCTTGCGTCATTTAATTGACGTAATTTACGTAATTGACGCAGAGTTAAGCGTGTTTTGCGCAGGTCTTTGAGCGTGGTTTGACTATTATCTTGATCTAAATCTTGATAATTTGCTGGGCTACGGTCGTATAATTCGTTAAGGATCATACTGTATTTAGTTTAAATGCCTGGAGTAGAGCCAGGTGCTGTGGTACCTGCTGTTGGAACACCTTGGCCAGCTGCAGCACCTTCGGGGGCGCCACCTGGGGGTACACTTCCGCCTAAATCGCCAAACTCCTCGCCTTGAGCAATATCAGCTTCCATACCGCCTGGTGTTACGCCGACACTACGTAGGTCGCCTCCAGTAGGATTAAACTCTGGATTGTCGCGTTCTTCAAGCCATAACTTCTCGTTTTCAAGAATTTCTTCTTTGCTCAGGCCTAGATAACGCGATAATAAAAAGCGTTTGCTCATGTATGGCAATGGCTCAATGGCACTAAATGCCTGTATACGTGTGTTATCTAATTCTGTTTGACGATAACTAGCAAAGTTTTGTGGTTCGCATAGCTTGATATTAAAGATGCCGGCATCAATGTTAAAGCCTCTCCAGCGCATAAACATCTTAAATTCTGCGTCTAGCTTCTGCATAATTAATTTTTGCAGGCGCTCGCAGTATTTGTTAAAGCGATATTCTTGTATAAGAGCTGTGCCCACTTTGCCATCGTTCATTGTAGCGCCAGAATCATCTGGACCTGTTGGCAAATAGCTAGATGGAACACGCAAACCACGTGCCATTTTGTTGTTAAAGTATTTTAAGTCGTCAATTTCGCCAAGATTTTGACCGCCGGGTAGTACTTCAACACTTGATCCGCGGCCTTCTGCTGTTTGTGGAAAGAAGTAATCTTCGTTTACAGCCAGCGGATTGTAGCTGGCATCCATCATGTTGGCGCCGCCACCTGTTGTGGTAGGAATACGACGTTGATGCATTTCGTTTTTGACACGTTCTACAAACTGCATGGCCATGTGGCTTGGCATATTGCCCACGTCAATTTTAAACAAGCGACGTTCTGGAGCACGTTGCACACGGTAAATCAATACTGAATCTTCTAGCAGTTCTTTTTGTTTGTAGACTTTGTAAATGTTTTCTAGTATACTCTGCCCAAATGGCCAAAAGTAATCTAAACCTTCGTTTAAACTCAAGTGCACTACGTGTTTAGCGTCAATACAAGACTCGTTCATGGCTTGTGTAAAGCGTGAGTTACCTACACCGCCACCTGCGCCACCACCAGCTCCGCCGTTTGGTGCGTTGTAGTTGTTGCCTGTAGTAACGGATCCAGTGGCACGGCTTACATAGTAGTCACTAGTAGTTTTGGCCGCCATAGATAAATTCTGGAAATTAGGATTAATGTCACGAATAATGTATTGTTCTGGACGTTTGCCTTCGGATTCGTTAACAATTACACGTGCCACTTTAATCATATCGATCCAGAATAGTTCAAATGTTTCTGGATCGCGAACAAATACTTGGTCGCCGTACTTAATTGTATTGCGGAATAGTTTAAATATGCGTTGATCAAGTTTGTTTAACTTGACCCATTGCATTAATTGTTTCTTAATAATTTCCGTTTCATGATCTGTTGGAGTATCTGTGAAATGAATATCAAATGGTGTGTCGTTATTGTCGTTGGCCTGTGTTGAAAACTCAGCAATAATGTCTAAGCAAGCATTGACTTCAGAATCACAGTCCATATTTTCATATTGATTATAACGTTCCAAGCGATTTGGATGTCCGGAATAAACTTCTGGAAGTCTAGATGCGTAGTTACGAAAGGCAAACTCGTTTGGAGTGCCATTTTCGTAGTTTGATCCTGGTCTGCCATATCCTGGAAGTCCAAAATTGTTTTTACCTGATATAGGGCTTAATTGTCCTAATTGGTTTACGTCAGCGAGTTTAAAATACTTTCTCCACCCACCGTTGCGCCCGTTACGTCCGTCTGTAGTTGCCATCGTAGTATATTTAGCTTGTTAACTCATGCGACGTAAAATCTGCGTGTTGTTTTCATTACTGCGAGTCATGCCTCTAATAATGGCATCGATAGTGGCAATTTTTTTGCTCATTATCTCAAGTTGATGTTTTTCTGTTGAATTTCCGCTTTCATTAACCGTAATTGCTTTTTTGGTACCCATAGGAACCACCGCTTCGGTGCCGTGCAACATGGCGCGGTAGCCTGATTGTGGACCAGACAGTATGCCGCCGGTGGCTGCTTGTGGCATTTGGATATGCGGAGGATCGCCTGGCAGCGGACTAAAACCGTATTTGCCCAACATTCCGTTGGACAGCAGTTCAGCCACCTGACTAGAGTTGATGTCAATTGCCTTGCCTTGATTGTGCAGACTCTTACCTGGAGCAGCTTTTGGATTGGCACCCGAGTTTACATTTTTTTGTTCGTCTATACTTCTGAATGCAGAATTGACTTGTAGCTTTTTACCGCTTTGCTGATAATAATCGTTAGCCATAGCCAAAAAGCCGTTATAAACTGCTGGTTGTAATTGGTTAAAGTGCGCAAGGTCTCCTGTGCCACCACTGAAGCTGATTACCTTGTCTGGAGTTACACCACCGGGAGCAGTTGGTGGAGGTCCTTTGCCGGCGCCGCCAATCTGACCTTCTCTACCGGCTACACCGCCGGCCGCACCTGTAATTTTTTCCACTGCTCCGGTAAACAGTTTGAGTTTGTCAGTAACAGGTCCTATGCCATCATTAATTAATTTTTGCATGGCCTGTGTTTGATTACGTTGTGCTGTGGTCAGTTTAACCATGCTACTTACTTGTTTGTCTGTGCCTGTTTGCTGATCTTTTTGTTCTTTTTTGGCTTGAGCATTATTTTGTTCGGCGCGATCTATTTGATCGTATTGAGCTCCTTGAACAAAACCGTTGTAAGACAACATTTTCTTTTCTGCGGCACCTGCTTGTGCTAAACCTTGCAATCTTGTTACATTATTTTTAGCATCTTGGTGCGCTAAATTCATAATTTGATCTGCGGTTGCTGTGCCTTGTTTGATAGCGTTTGCAGCCTGCGGAAAAGACAGTTGGAACTTTTTAGCTTCGTCGCTAGTCATCATTCCTGAAGCATAGAGAGCAAAGGCTTTGCTATATTCTGGTCCGTTTTCTTTACCAAATTCTGTTGAGAATCTCAAGAGCAAATCTTTATTTCTATTATATTTTTCTTGCTCGCCTCTTCTTAGTAGCCCAGCTTGTGTTGCTCCAAAACTTTGGTCAGCCAGTGCTTGTTCGTAAATTTTATTTTGCTCTTTTGCGGCCAGCCCTGTTAATTTTGTCAGTCGATCTTGTTCCTTAATATAGTCAGCGGCTCCGACTGCCAGCTGATCATTGGTCATTTTTTGTAGTGCGCCCGACATTTGTAAAATGCGCATATAACCAGCTTCGCCCTGACTAATGTCATCGACTGTCATGCCCATTCGTTTGAGTTCAGTACCGGTATCACCGTCCTCGATAGCTCTTGATATAAGTCCAAATTGTTTAGCTCCGTTGGCAGCTGTGCCTCCAAAGTTGGCCATGACATCGGCATTTTCTTTTAATAAAGTACTAAATTTACCGAGCTCCTGGATAGTATAACCCATGTTTTGTAAATCAGTCATTATACCACTCATGCCTGTAGCAAGACCAGTGCGACTTATATCTTGATAGGTTTCATACAGTTTATCTGCTTGATCATTGACTGCGGCTACATATTTTGCTCCAGCGGTAACAGCCTCGCCAAAAACTTTTCCAAGGAATCCAAATTTACTAGCAATAGAGTCAATAACATTGGCAGCAGACTTGATTGAGTCGTTGTAAACACTTGCTCCGTGTTTACCTTCCACCATAGAAGATCCAAGACCTAACAAACTCTTTTTCAGTTGCCCGGTACTTGCTTCTAATTGCTTGCCGTAGCCAACCATTTCAGCACGAGCATCTTTGACAGCAGCGTTGTACTGATTAAGATCAATTTTGCCTTGATTATAAAGATCGGCTTGTTTGTTTAAATTTTCAATCCATTTATCGGCCATATATTAACTCTGCTTTTGCAATAATCTATGTGTAAGATCGTTATTTTTTTGAACAACACGAACTAACGATTCTAATTTTTCCAATTCCATAGCAAGTAAATGCATTTGTTCTTGCGAGCCACCACCGCCGGACATTTGTACTGGAATAGTTTTGCCATCTGGTAAAGGAATAACAGCTTCTGTTCCATGT